GACCGCGCCGCGTCAGGTCCGCCTGACACCATCGCAAGTTGCGATAGCCAAGAGGCTTGGTTTGACCAACGAAGCGTATGCAAGAGAACTATTGAAGCTGGAGGTCGATAATGGCTGAGAATCGCCTTGGTCGCGAGTTGGAAAGCAGACAGTCCGCTGAGCGTACTCAGATGTGGCGTCCGCCGGAAACCCTCCCGAGCCCTAAGCCGGAATCCGGCTGGGTTTTTAGATGGGTACGGACATCCCTGATGGGAACAGCAGATCCCATGAATACGTCCGCAAAGTTCAGAGAAGGCTGGGAACCTGTGAAGGCAGCCGACTATCCCGAGCTTAATATGTCCGCTAATAGCAGCGGGAATCTTGAGAACGGGGGATTGATTCTGTGCAAGGCCCCGGAAGGGATGATGCAGCAGCGCAGTGAATACTACGCTCGCCAAAATGCAGCCCAGATGGATGCCGTGGACAATAACTTCATGCGTACGAACGACGAGCGGATGCCGCTCTTCAACGAGCGTAAGTCCAACGTCTCCTTCGGACGCGGGAATCGAACTTAAATTTGGAGTGACCTATGTCTTATCCTGCAATTGATAAGTCGTATGGCTACAAGCCGGTCAACCTGATCGGCGGACAGGTATTTGCGGGGGCCACCCGTCAGTACCCGATCCAGTATGCCTACAACGTGAATCTGTTCTATGGCGACCCGGTAACGCTTTCGGCTGGCTATGTAGCCACGCAAGCGTCGGCTGTGAACACCACCAACACTGTAATTGGCGTGTTCCTCGGCTGCTCGTACACCAACCCGACCACGAAGCAGAAAGTCTTTGCTCAGTACTGGCCCGCCAGCACTACAGCAGGTGACGCTGTTGCGTATGTAGCTGATGACCCGAACACGGTATTCCGTGCCGCTGTAACAACTGCTGCAGGCGCTACCACGATTGGTTCGTGCCCGTCGCTGCTTGTTGGTCAGAATCTGGCTAGCACGACCGTAACGACCTCTGGCTCCACCGCTACCGGCAACGGTGTATCGGGTGTAGTTGGTGCGAGTGCTAACACCGCCAACGCTGGCTTCCGCGTTCTGGGTCTGGTGCCTGACACTCAGATCAACACGTCTGCCACGTATGTGTCTGGCGGTGCCCCGGCAGCGACCTCGGTTGTTGTGTCCGGCCTTGCGGTTGGTCAGGTACTTCCGATTGGTACGGACGTGTTCAACCTCGTTGATGGTCAGCTCCGGTACACGGGTGCCACGCTCAGCGCGTCGTCCACTGTCACGACGACTGGCAGCACCACGCTGACTGTTACGGCTGTCACGACGCAGGTTGCTGGCACGGTCGTGCTGGTGCAATCGCCCGAAGTTCTGGTCAAACTGAACTTTGGCGTCCACCGTTACAACGTAGCATAAGGAGCAGTAACAAATGGCAATTTCACGCGCCCAACTGCTGAAAGAGCTGCTCCCCGGCCTGAACGCTCTGTTCGGTCTGGAGTATGCTTCTTACGGCGAAGAGCACAAAGAGATCTACGAACAGGAGACCTCCGAGCGCTCGTTTGAAGAAGAGACCAAGCTGTCGGGATTCTCGGCTGCTCCGGTCAAGGCGGAAGGCCAAGCGATTGCGTATGACAATGCGCAGGAAGCATGGACCGCTCGTTACAACCACGAGACGATTGCCCTCGGCTTCTCCATCACGGAAGAAGCGATTGAGGACAACCTGTACGACTCGCTCAGCAAGCGTTATACCAAGGCGCTGGCACGTGCGATGGCGTACACCAAGCAGGTGAAGGCTTCGTCGGTCCTGAACAATGCGTTCGCGGCTGGCGTAACCGGTGGTGACGGCGTTTCGCTGTGCAACTCCGCTCACCCGCTCGTGTCTGGTGGCACCAACAGCAACACGTTTGCTACGCAGTCCGACCTCAACGAGACTTCGCTTGAAGCCGCTATCATCCAGATCGCTGGATGGACGGACGAGCGCGGCCTCCTGATCGCTGCTAAGCCGCGTAAGCTGATTGTCCCCCCGGCTCTGATGTTCGTTGCTAAGCGCCTGCTGGATACGGAACTCCGTGTCGGCACCAGCGACAACGACATCAACGCCCTGCGGGCAATGGGTGCAATTAGCGGTGGCTACAGCGTTAACCACTACCTGACGGATACCAATGGCTGGTTCCTCCTGACGGATGTGCCTAACGGCCTGAAGCACTTCGTGCGTACCCCGCTGGCTAACAGCATGGACGGAGACTTCGATACCGGCAACGTCCGTTACAAGAGCCGCGAGCGTTATAGCTTCGGCTGGTCGGACCCGCTTGGTATTTTCGGCTCGTCCGGTTCTGCCTGATAAAGGTAGAGCAGAAAAAGGGGACTTCGGTCCCCTTTTTCTTGACGCCGAACTCATTCGGGCGTATATCTGGAACTATTCTAGGTAACAACAGCCATACCAGCCTCCTAGAAAGATGATGCACCAATGGTATGGCTACTTGTGCATAAGGAGATTTTGAGATGGCTGTTGCTACCCATTTAGGCCCGTGGCTGCTTGGGACCATCAAAACGACCATGGCGTCGTTGACCCAAACGAATGCCAATTTGGGCGAAATTCGGAATATCGGCGCGACGACTGTAACCCAGTCCAAGACCATCGCTTACGGCGATACGACCGCACAGACAGCGGCATTCGTGGTACCAGCAGGGTCGCTCCTGCTCAACTGCTACTACATCATCACGACCGCGTATACCACGACGGCTCCGACGCTGACCATTTTCAGTGGCGGCACGCAGATCAGCTCTGCGATTACCGTAAACACGACCGGCGGCGGTTTGGTTGGTTCGCAAGACGTCCCCCTCGGCGGTAACAGTGCCGCTGGCGCAGCTCTTGTAGCTAACGTCGGAACGACCGATGCGCTGATCGCTTTCACCCACGCGAATGGCGGTGGCACTACGGGAGCGGGTACGCTGGTTCTGGAATACGTTGTTCGTAACTCTGACGGTACCTACGGCGACAACCCGTAATCCGGCTTTAGGAGCCAACTATGTCTATGCAAACGGACATTCTGGCTAGTACGACGCTCACCGCTAGTGGCGAGATGAAGGCTGCTAGCGGGACTAATCTGGGGCGGACTCGTGTCCGTGCTATTTATGTCATCCCAGCTGGAACGGCGGGCAGTATTGCCCTCCGGGACGGCGGATCAGGCGGCGTTGTTAAACTAACCGTTAATACCGTGGCGTCTGCTACTACTCCGCTTTACATGCTGCTCCCCGGCGAGGGGATGCTGTTTGGCGATGCGGTGTATGCAGACCTGACCAGTGTCACTTCGATGATGGTGTTCTATGCCTAAGAGTCCGGCGTGGCAGCGTAGCGAAGGGAAAAACCCGAAGGGCGGCCTTAATGCAAAGGGTCGCGCTTCCTACAATAAGGCTAATCCCGGGAAACCGGGGTTGAAGGCCCCCGCGCCGGAACCTAAAACAGAAAAAGATGCCAAGCGCCGTAAATCCTTTTGCTCCCGTATGGAGGGCATGAAGAGTAAACTGACCTCAGCTAAGACCGCGAAAGACCCCAACAGCCGGATTAACAAGTCCCTGCGGGCGTGGAATTGCTGATATGCGATCAGAATATGTAGACGGCGTGAAATACACTGTTGACGCGCTCTCGGTCGCCACAGTAGTTGGAGCGCTAACAGACATGCTACCTGAGATCGCAGCACTGTTTACTATCGTCTGGACGGGGATTCGTATCTACGAAACTGATACTATCCAGAAAATCTTCGGCAAAAAGGGCAAGAAGTCCGATGCCGAGTAGTAGCGCTAAACAGCACCGTTTTATGGCGGCTGTAGCGAATAACCCGAAGTTCGCTAAACGCGTAGGTGTTCCTACGTCAGTAGGCGAGGACTTCATGGAGGCCGATAAGGGCAAAAAATTTCGTGAGGGCGGTAACGTGAAGATGAGTAAGGCTGATCTGATGAAACTGGGTCGGCAAGAGATGAAAGAGCACAAAGAAGAACTGAAAGAGCACTCGGAAGAGCATAAAGCTATGAAAAAGATGGGATATGCCAAGGGTGGCGGTGTTGAGTCCAAGGGCAAGACCAAGGGCAAGATGGTCCGCATGGCGATGGGCGGCATGGTTCGTGGCGGCGGCTGCGAATCCAAGGGTAAGACTCGCGGCAAGTTCGTCTGACTTAGGCCACTGTCATGATGCCATCTCGCGGCATGGGCGCTATCCGCCCCCAGAAGATTCCTCGCGCGGTACGTCGCGGGGACGACGAGCCAGTGAAAAAGATGGCTAAGGGTGGCGTTGCTAAGTCCAAGGTCAACGCTGCTGGTAACTACACCAAGCCCGGTATGAGAAAGAAGCTGTTCGAGCAGATAAAGAGCAGCGCAGTTCAAGGTACTGGGGCGGGGCAGTGGAGCGCTCGAAAGGCGCAGTTGCTTGCTAAGCGTTACAAGGAAAAGGGTGGAGGGTATCGAGATTGAAGGCCCCACAAAAATCCTTGAAGGCGTGGACAGCGCAGAAGTGGCGCACCAAGTCTGGTAAGCTTTCCAGCAAAACGGGTGAGCGGTATCTGCCTGAAGCGGCGATTGAAGCCCTCACTCCCGCTGAATACGCTCGTACGACCGCCGCGAAAAGGAAGGGAAAAGCCGCTGGCAAGCAGTTCGTCAAGCAGCCGAAGGCCGTAGCGCAGAAGACGCGGGCCTATAGAAACCAAGGTAGATAATGCCCACCTACAAGACATCCGCTACTAACGAGTTCAACCTTGACCTGAATAGCGTCATTGAGGAAGCGTTTGAGCGTTGTGGGGCTGAGCTGCATTCCGGCTACGATTTCCGTACCGCTCGGCGCAGTCTCAATCTACTGCTGATGGACTGGGCTAACCGAGGCATCAACCTCTGGACCGTAGAAGAAGGTCAGCAGGTACTCACGTATAACCAATCTACGTATGATCTGCCCGTTGATACGGTCGATCTTCTGGACCACGTAATCCGCACTGGGACGGGTCAGAATCAGATCGACATCAA